TTTCAGTAATGCCAGATCGAGAAATCGGTCATCACGCGGTGGAGCTTCACGTCGGTCTCAAAAATGTCTTGAACCAAGATCGGCACGTTTTGAAACGACCAAGTGACCATCAACGCATCGACGGCTTGCGCAATTTGCTGAGCTTGCGAATACGTGCTGGCGTAAACATCAACTTGAAGTCGGGTGTTGATCAGGCCACTGCGACCACTGAGCACGTTTTCCGAATTGACAGTGATGCACTGGTAAATGATGTACGGCCGGGCCACGTCATCCGGTGCAATTTGCGGATAAACACGCTCCTCCGCTTCTGTGGCGTTTTGAATCAAGGCCACAAACGATTCCTGAATACTCATGAACGGCGGGCCTTTTCGACTTCTTGGGGGAGCCGGTTGAGCATGTACTCACGTATGGCATCAACTGACTGGAGTTTTTTGGCCTCAAAGGCAGGCCGCAAATAGGGATGCGGTGGCACAAACACGCCGCTGACGCGTTGCTGCTGGCGATGACGCTTCCAGTTCACGCCCTTAGGCTTTGGCGCCACGTAGTGATGGCCCAATTCCACCCAGGCGCCATAAAAGGCGTCTTGGGACTTGTTTTGCTGCTTGCCCTGCCCACGGTAGCGCTTGCCCTGGCGCACAGTCACAAAGTAAGTGGCCTGTTGACCATTGGACTTTTCTGGGATGTAGGCGGTGATGATGGAACGCTTGAGCGTGCCGGGAGGTTGGTGTTTGGGAATTGCTTCATGCAGCACAGGCGCATTGATACGGGCCTGATCGCGCACAACCCGTGCGCCAGCGTTGACCGAAGCCCGCAGCACGTTGCGCTGGATGTTCTTTGGCAAGGTTTGCAGGGCTCGTTTCAGTTCTACCAGCCCCTTGATGTGGACCAACTCAGCCATCGTTGAGACCCTCTGTCACCAGCAACGTCACTTGCCGATTGCGCTCTTCGACGTTAATGGCCGCTTGGATGTTGAACACCCTGGTGCCCCAAAGGATTCGCATCTTGGGCAATTCCAAAGGGTCTGCAAAGCGTCGGGTGTACCGAACGACTATTTGATGTGTCAGTTGCGCCGAAAAAGACTGTGCTGCCAACACCTCACGACCGCTCAGAGGGATGATGGACGCACGCATTTCAGCTTCATCGCTCCAGGTAGGTACCTGCGCCCCATGCGAGTCACGCTGCATATCCCGTCGCTGCAGAACGATCGTCTTGTTCAGGCTTCCCGCTTGCATTCAAAACTCCAGCAGACGGTACGGCGCCAGCAAGGCGTCCACGAAAGGCAATGGGGCCAGCATGATGTTGCGGCCAGCCAAGACCTCTTCACGGTTTTCATACAAGGCGCCAATGCGCAGCAGCATCCACCGTTTGATGGACTCGGGAACGACCTCGGGAGCGCCATAGCCACAGGTGTAAGTGATGCTTACCGCATTGATCTCGCTACGCGTACCAGGCCATGAAGTGCCATATGCGGGCACCAGACGACATGGCTCGGTGATGTTGTCCAATTTGTAGGCGGAAGGGGCCAGGGTTTGCTCTTGGCCATCTGCGTCGATGTAAAGCACGCTCACCACTGAGGCAACTGGTGCCAGGTCCAGCGAGATCGCCGTGTCCTCTTCGGAGGGGAACTGATCGAGCACCTGCTTCCAGGTTTGGCTTACCAAAGCCCTGCGTGTGTCGTGTTCAGCGTGTTGGCGTGCCGAAGTGATCAAAGCGCCAATGAGGACATCGTCCGCGTTGTCGTCAATCCGCAGGTGCAGCTTAGCCTCGGACAATGAAACAGGCTCAGCCACTGGGGGCGTGACTAGCACTTTAGGCATTATTTGGCCTCAGTCTTGACTTTGGCAGCAACTGATGGAGGGGCAGGAACAGCCTCCACGCTGGGTACAGCAGCGCCGCAGGCGATTGCGTCGCACGCCAGTTGGTCTGGCGCTAAGACGTGGTCGCCCGCCTTGAAGGCGTCAAAGTCTTGCAAAAACAGGATGTTTTTCATTGTGGTCTTTCAAAGCGAAAACCCCAGGGCACGCCAAGTGCCCCAGGGTCGGTTCATCAAGCGGTTGCGAACTTCAAAACCTTGATGGTTTCGCTGTTGATCAGCGCACCACCGACTCGCTTGGTGGTGTAAAAGCCGATGTAAGGCTTGTTGCTGAAGGGGTCACGCACGACACGGGTGCCGATGCGATCGACGATCAGATAGCCCTGCTTGAAGTTGCCAAAGGCCAAAGACAGACTGTTAGCACCTTTAGCGGCGATGTCTTCAGCTTCGACGACGGGATAACCCAAGATCGTGTCGGCCACACCAGGCGCAGTGGTCGGGTTGAACACATAGCGGCCTTGATAGTCCTTGAATGCCATCATTTCAAACAGCAAGGCTTTGTTGGTCACCCAAGAGCAGCCGCTGCGGTAAGCCGCTTTCATCTTGCTCACCACAGTGAACAGGTCGTCAGCTGGGTTGACGGTGGCAGACAAAGTCTTCCAGGCCCCCGAGGTGCCGGTGGCGATGTGCTCAATGGTGCCGAAAGCGCGCGAACCGTCCGCCGTAGCGGCAGTGGCCCCCGCCAAGAAGCCGGTGGGCTTGTTGGTGCCATCGCCCGTGATGAAGGCAGCGCCTTCTGCCCGTGCGAACTCGGTCGCCACTTCGGTGGCCAACCATTGCTCGGCGTTGAAGAACACGTCGTCCAACATCTGCTGTGTGGCCTGTGGGTTGGCATACAGCTCGCCCATGGTGGGCTTAATGTCGGCAAGCACCGAGGTGGCAGTCGCAGGACGGGCATCCGTTTCTCCCACCCAGCCAGAGACCGTGCCGTGCTTGTTGACCAGCTTGTGGTAGTCGGTCGTGCTGATTTGCACCACGCTGGACAGTGCACGCATCGGGCTCACGTTGATGGCCAATTCGGCAATCATGGAGTCAATGGTTTTGGGCACCGCGTATCCACCGTCGGCACCACTGTTGGTGGACCAAGCATAGGCTTTGGACTCCAGATCGGCCAAGCCATCGACTTTGCCTTTGCGCATGAAGCCATTGAAGGCTTGCTTGTGCTCGGCTTCGGCCTGGCTGACCTCTTTACCATCGCCGCCAAAATTCGGACGTTTGGCTTTGGCTTCCATGTCTTCGATGACACGCTTTTGATCGGCCATGTCTTTTTGGATGGCTTCCATCTTGGCTTGCATGTCAGCGGTGGCACCGCCTTTTTTCAGCTCGTCGATTCGCACATCGTTGACTTTTTTGAACTCTTCAAACGCACGGTTTGAGGTTTCAATGGCTTCAAGGATTTCTTTACTCATTTGGATGCTCCAGAAATGAAAAAACCCGCTCAAGGCGGGTTCGTTGGGGGTTGCAGGGACTGCTTACGGGGTCAGCATCTGAGTTCTCAGCGCAAGCGCCTTGATCAGTTGCCGGGTTTCGTCTTCATCCACAGACTCACTCTGGGTCAGACACTTGATCCGCGACACAAGGGCCACGGCTTCAGAGCGTGAAAATCCACCTGCATCACGCAGGAGGCGCTCAGCGCTCTTGAAATCAACGACTTCTTCAATCGATTTGATGTGCACGATGCGTGCAGCGTCGTTCATGGGAAAGGTTACCAGGGAGACCTCCCACAGATCCCCTTTGAGGATGGTGCGAACACCGCTTTTGCGATCGAAATCGTCCTCTTTGGTCTGAAACCCGATGCTCATGCCGCTGATGGCTTTCATTTGCATCAGCTCATAGGCTTCGGCCCCTCGCTGGGTTTTGAGGGCCAATTTGCCCTCAACGTAAAGACCATGGTCGTCTTCGCGCATGGCCGTGAACGTGCCAATGGGCTCAGATTGCTTGTGCTGCCAAAGCAAGGCTGGCAAGCGACCCTTGGCGCTGTGAGATTTGAGAGAGTCTGCAAAGGCTCCGGGGGCAACGATGTCATCGCCCTGATCGACATTGCCGTAAACGCTGCCGTAGCCAGCAAAATTGCCGCTTGCAGATACATCTTTGATCTCAAAGGGTTTGTCGAGGTGAAACATTCAGGTCCTCAGTTGAGTGAATTGTTCGAGTCTTCGCTAGGCTCGGAGTTGGATTGGGGCTCATCGGTCTCTGGAGGACGAGTCCCGTCTTCCATATTCAAAGGGATCAGAGGCAGATCAAGCCCTTCCAGCGGGTTGAGCACGATGCCCAGCTCGCTCTCGGCTGCTCGGGCCTCATTGCGAGTCATCCATCCGTCCAA